TGCGACCATGTTAACGCCATTGAACGTGATAAGGCGCTGGCATGGGTGGAGAAAAACATCAGAGTGCCGCTGACCGACCCCCAGAAAGCGGGGATAGCGTCATTCTGTCCGTATAACATTGGCCCCGGTAAGTGTTGCCCGTCGACGTTTTATAAACGAATTAATGCAGGAGATCGAAAAGGTGCCTGCGAAGCGATTCGCTGGTGGATTAAGGACGGTGGCAGGGACTGCCGTATTCGCTCAAATAACTGTTATGGTCAGGTATCCCGTCGTGACCAGGAGAGCGCGCTGGCGTGCTGGGGAATCGACAGATAAGCAGAATATTTTGCTGATAAATGACGCTTGCTCATGCGGGCGGATAACACGAAATCCTGCGAACTGGCAAAATGCAAGTGAATAAAGTCAGGAAGATTGTTTTACGCAGAGGCACCGTAATGGTGTCTTTGTCATTTCTGCGCTTCGCACAAGCGTAAATAAACCAAAGAACCTTTCAGGATGAGCCCTGGTGGATAACCGGCAGTGGTCTGGTTAACCCTCTTTGGGCTGGTTATTCCTGTGCGCAGGGTTCATCACTAAAAGGAAATAACCGATGAATATGATGACCGTGCCGTTTCACGGCGATTCTCTTTATGTGGTTAACCATAATGGCGAACCGTATGTTCCAATGAAACCGATCGTTGAAGGGGTGGGGCTGGACTGGAAAACACAGTATCGCAAGTTAAAACAACGGTTTAATAGCTGCATGGTCGAAATGACCATTCAGCTACCAGGTGATACCCAACGTCGCCCTGTTATCTGCCTGGCTTTACGTAAACTTGCTGGCTGGCTTCAGACTATCAGCCCAAATAAGGTTAAGCTCAAAATCCGAGACAAGGTGATCCAGTATCAGGAAGAGTGCGACGATGTTCTCTATGAATACTGGACGAAGGGTTTTGTCGTTAATCCCCGTCGAATGAGTGTGATGGAAGAACTCAATCAGGCTTGCGCTGACATGAAACGGGATAAAAACATTGCCAGTGTGTTTGCTACCGGGCTGAATGAGTGGAAACAGGTTAAAGCCGCGCATGTATCAAAAATCCGCACATTGATAAACGAAGCGAATCTGCTGATTGATTTTGTCCTAGCTGATACAGGCAAAGGGAAAATAACAAAGGCGGATTGATGGAGTGGTGGCTAATGATATCGGATAAACTCATAACGCTGGCGAAGATCCTCTGTGTAATCGTCGGCATTTCATTTTTAGTCATGCTGGTTGCCATTTTCTTTTCCACCGCCTGGAGAGTCCTGACGTTATCGGGACTGGTGGGGTGAAAGAGAGATGAACCGTGTTCTGTGTGTGGTGATTATTGTCCTGGCGGTTGGCTGTGGTGCGCTTAGTCTGGGGCTGAATCATTACCGTGATAACTCCATCGCCTACAAAGAGCAGCGCGATAAAGCCACATCCATCATCGCAGATATGCAGAAGCGGCAACGTGATGTAGCAGAACTTGACGCCAGATACACAAAGGAGCTTGCTGATGCTAATGCGACTATCGAAAGTCTCCGTGCTGATGTTTCTGCTGGTCGTAAGCGCCTGCAAGTCGCCGCCACCTGTGCAAAGTCAACGACCGGAGCCAGCAGCATGGGCGATGGAGAAAGCCCAGGACTTACAGCAGATGCTGAACTCAATTATTACCGTCTCAGAAGTGGAATCGACAAGATAACCGCGCAGGTTAACTACCTGCAGGAATACATCAGGACGCAATGCCTGAAATAATTTTTTTGCAAATCACAAAGTCAATTTAATGAGCCTCGCGATGCGGGGCTTTTTTATGTCCGCAGTAAACGCGCATCTCACGCGCATATTAACGAGAGCCTTTCAGTAAGCGGGCCTGAGAATTGCCGTTATAGGTGGCGACCTCTCTCGGGCGGCTTTTCTGTGAGACAGGCTCACTTTCTAAAAGGTAAAGACGCCATGAAAGCAATCACGCTTTTTAATACACCGATCCGTGTTGATGAATCAGGAATGATCTGCCTCACTGATATGTGGAAAGCCAGTGGTAAAAGTGAATCTGAATCTCCGTACCACTACCTGCGAAACAAGCAGACCAAAGAGTTCTTAGCCGAGCTGGAGAAAAACCACGAATCTGTGGTTTTTACTGAGCGCGGTGTACACGGTGGAACATATGGCGGGAAGTTTGTTGCTTATGATTATGCAGCATGGCTAAACCCCGGATTTAAATATGCAGCCTATAAAGTCCTGGATGACTACTTCACCGGAGAACTTCAGCATCGCAACAGCTTAAGTGCGCAGCTCAATATGAAGTGTCATGAGTTTGATCAGAAAAAAGATATGGCGAGCTTCTGTGGGCAAGGTCTGGCGGCATGGCGCTATACGAAACCAGTGTTGGTCGCTGAGATTAACTCCCTGGCTAACCAGCTGCAGATAACGATCCCCGGGCTTCCGGGATGAGTGATCGTGTCATTGAATGCGCCTCCAGAGCGGGGCGCGACTTCTCAGAGTTCATGAAAGGCGAGAAGGGCATGATGGAAGCATTGGCCTCGGTGGATGAGTTTGGCGAGCAGCTGCGCCTCAACGGCTGTGTCAATCATCACTTTGTTAGCTACATGATGCGGAACTCGATCATGCAGGCATTCATGGACATGGCAAAAGCCGAGAGGAAAGAAGAGCGCCGGCGTAAGCGAGCGGAAGCAAAAGCGAAGTAGCCATTACAAAGCCTACCTACGGGTGGGCTTGATAATGAAACCGGAATTTATTCTGGGCAACCAGTTACGGCAGTACAGTGAAACAACCCAAGCCAGTAAGTGGGGAAATAACACTGGCAGCCACTGAAAGATGAACCTCCAGCCTTATGGCAAAAAAGATTCTTTGTGGTGGCAGACTGATGGAAAGACATCCTAATCAAGCAACCACTCCACAGGGTCATAATTATGAACGACCAGCAAATCGAAAAAGAAATCGTTGAGAAAGGCAAAACGGCACCGCGTGTAACACCTGAGAAAATTGAAGGCCTCATTTGCAGTGAGCATTTTTTCACTGCTGCGCAGGGTGACCACCAGGCTAAAGAAGATGACCTTATTTATAATCCGGAGCCTTATGTCGAAGCCACCCCTGATGCTCTGCACCTTCTTACTTTCTGCGTATTGGTACTGAAGAATGGCTTCACCGTTACCGGAGAGAGTGCCTGTGCAAGTCCGGAAAATTTTGATGCAGAAATTGGTCGGAAGATTGCCCGGCAGAATGCTGTAAACAAAATCTGGATGCTCGAAGGTTACTTGCTGAAGCAGAAGCTAAGCGAACAGTAGTTATTACAAAAGCCATTCCCTACAGAGTGGCTTTGATAATGGCTTATACCCTACACGGGATAACTTAATTGATATCCTTTTTAACGGATAAAGGCATTTCAGCCTGACATAGCCATGCGCCGTATCGTTGCCGTATTCCTGCATTAACAGAGACCGCAGCCCGACAGCGAGACTCCTCTGCGTGAGTGTGCGGGGATAATCAAAAACGATGCACACCGGGTTTTCTCATTTTTCACGAGATGGGAGCGATTTCCCGCGAAGCCGCCTGTCCGGTGCGGTGGTGGAAGAAACCGGATAAAACAACCGCATTGTGCAAATATCGATCAAATATGGTGCTGCTGTGTGAAATCTGAAAAATCACAGCGGTCATTATGCATCAGTTTTTAACACAGGACGTTAGAACGTGACATGGCAAAGCTGGACTGGAAAAAGCTGGAGCAGGCATTCCGACGCGAACATGCCGAAACGGGAATAACATTACTGGACTGGTGCCGGAAGAAAAAGATTAATTACAACACCGCCAGAACCCGTATAAAAATGGGCAAAATCGATCATGAAATTGATCATAAAACCGATCATGAAATCGATCATGACATCTCAGATGAAGAACCCTGCAATGACGCGGGTTCCGGCGATGAAAAATGCGCAAAAAACTCTGAAAAAAACTGCGCAAATTCGGCAGAAACGAAACGGATTCGTGGTTCCCGACTTTTACCTCCTTCAAACGCTTTTTCTCAGCGAAACACCCACGCCGTAAGACACCGTGGATATGCGAAGTATCTTGAGGCAGATAACCTCATGGATGATGCGTCCGACATGGTGCTGTTCGATGAACTGGTGTTCACCCGGGCCCGCGCACTTTCAGTAACTAAGGCACTTAAAGGGATGTTCGCCGACCTGGAAGAGGCAACTGACGTGGAAACCCGTGTTGCTCTTTACGACAAAATACTCAAAGCTGAACAGGCCCTTGACCGGAATATTGCCCGTATCGAGTCAATTGAACGCTCATTGCTGACGCTGGACGTCCTGGCTGAGACAGCACCAAAACTTCGTGCTGACCGGGAAAGAATCAACGCCGCCAGAGATAAACTCAGAGCTGAAACCGATATTCTGACCAGCCAGCGTCGGGGCGTTGTTACGCCTGTCAGTGACATCGTGTCATCGCTGCATGAAATGAGTAATTCGGGGAGACTGGATGACATTCCGGAAGAATGAACCGCGATGTGATGAGCCGTCAGAAATGACCGAGGCTGAACAACGTCTGTTCATCATGACTAAACTGAGCAATCCCTGGTGGCGGCTCAATCATCTCTACAAAATACAGAACGAAAAAGGTGAACTGGTCACCTTCAGAATGCGACCGGCGCAGCGCCAGTTGTTTCGTAACATGCATAATAAAAACATTATCCTGAAAGCGCGCCAGCTGGGATTTTCCACAGCCATTGATATTTATCTTCTCGACCAGGCATTATTCATTCCGCATCTCAAATGCGGGATCGTCGCTCAGGATAAACAGGCTGCCAGTGAAATTTTCCGCACAAAAATTGCTGTACCGTTTGAGCATCTCCCTGACTGGCTGAGAGCCTCATTCACCATCGTTGAACGTCGTAGCGGTGCCAGCGGTGGCTATATCCTGTTTGGTCACGGCTCGAGTATCCAGGTGGCAACCTCATTCCGTTCAGGTACGGTGCAGCGCCTGCATATCTCAGAGCACGGCAAAATTTGCGCGAAATATCCGGCTAAGGCGAAAGAACTGCGAACCGGTACGCTTAATGCCGTCTCTGATGAATGCATTATTTTTGATGAGTCCACAGCTGAAGGCGTGGGTGGTGATTTTTACGAGATGAGTAACCGAGCACAGGAGATCACAGCATCAGGCTTATCGTTGACGGCACAGGATTATAAATTCCATTTTTACGCCTGGTGGCAGGATCCTAAATACAGCGCCCGAGTGCCGGAAAGCGGGCTGAAGCTGTCACGGGAAAAAATGACGTATTTTTCTGCGGTTGAGAAGGCAATGAACATCACGCTTACTGATGAACAGAAGCAGTGGTACATCAATAAGGAAACTGAACAGCGTGAGGAAATGAAGCAGGAGTTTCCCTCAACGCCACAGGAGGCGTTTCTGACGTCCGGACGACGTGTGTTCAGTGCCGAAAGTACGTTGCAGGCAGAATCATTCTGTTCGCCACCGCTGATTGTTTATGACATTGAACCTGTTACAGGAAGGAAGACTAAAGCGCAGTCTCTGCGTGACGGGAATAAAGCCGAACAGCACCGGACGCTGATGAATTATCTGCTGGTCTGGGAGCTACCGGATCCAGATGAAGAGTATGTCTGCGGAGCGGATATTGCTGAGGGGCTTGAGCACGGGGACCGCTCATCGCTGGATATCATCAGATGCAGTAATGGTGAGCAGGTGGCCCACTGGTTTGGTCATCTTGATGCGGAGCTTTTTGCTCATCTCATTGCGCAGGTCTGTCGTATGTACAACAACGCGTTTGTGGGGCCGGAGCGTAACAATCACGGACATGCCGTTATTCTGAAACTCAGGGAGCTCTATCCGACGCGTTATATCTACAACGAACAGCACCTTGATCAGGCATATGATGACGATACGCCCCGCCTTGGCTGGCTGACAACCCGTCAGAGCAAACCTGTTCTGACCGAAGGAATGAAAACGCTCCTGAATAATGGAATATCAGGGATCCGCTGGTCAGGCACATTATCGGAAATGAACACCTACGTTTATGACGCGAAAGGCTCCATGAATGCACAGGAAGGCTGTTTTGATGATCAACTCATGAGCTACATGATTGCCCAGGAGATGCGCGCCAGAATGCCTGTGAGGGTAAAACAGAAAACGGATAAACGCAGAACTACACACTGGATGGCTCACTGATGAAAAATGAAACTAACACCATGGCGACGAAAAACGACAATGGAGCCACGCCGCGTTTTTCTCAGCGCCAGTTACAGGCGCTTTGTTCTGATATTGACAGCCAGCCTAAATGGCGTGATGCCGCAAACAAGGCCTGTGCGTATTACGATGGCGATCAGTTGCCACCGGAAGTTCTTCAGGTTCTGAAAGATCGCGGTCAGCCGATGACTATCCATAACCTCATCGCGCCTACCGTCGATGGCGTTCTGGGAATGGAGGCCAAAACACGGACTGATCTGGTGGTGATGTCAGACGAGCCAGATGATGAAACTGAAAAACTGGCTGAAGCTATTAATGCTGAATTTGCCGATGCATGCCGCCTTGGCAATATGAATAAAGCCCGCTCTGATGCCTATGCGGAACAAATCAAGGCGGGCCTCAGTTGGGTGGAGGTCAGACGAAACAGCGATCCGTTCGGGCCTGAATTTAAGGTGTCTACTGTCAGCCGGAATGAGGTTTTCTGGGACTGGCTGAGCCGGGAGGCTGATTTAAGTGACTGCCGCTGGCTGATGCGTCGCCGCTGGATGGATACCGATGAGGCAAAAGCTACATTCCCGGGAATGGCTCAGGTTATCGATTATGCCATTGATGACTGGCGTGGTTTTGTCGATACCACGGTTACTGAAGGCCAGCCCAGTCCGTTGATGAGTGCATGGGAAGAGTATCAGTCATGGGATCGACAGCAGAACGAATGGCTTCAGCGTGAACGCCGTCGTGTGCTGCTTCAGGTGGTTTATTACCGTACATTCGAGCGTCTTCCGGTGATTGAACTCAGTAATGGACGGGTGGTGGCCTTTGATAAAAATAATCTGATGCAGGCGGTAGCTGTGGCATCCGGGCGGGTTCAGGTGAAAGTCGGGCGGGTAAGCCGTATTCGTGAAGCCTGGTTTGTCGGGCCACACTTTATTGTGGATCGCCCCTGTAG